CATTTGGCGAGGCATTCCTTTTGCTTCCGCCGCTTGAATGTGACCAGAAAAATGCTGCATCGCTCGGATGAGCGGTTGCACGCCTTCTGGGGTGAGAGACCCCGGCGGCAAGTTTTGAAGCAACGGCATGAGTTTTTGCGCCATTGTTTCCAAATGCACCTGATCGTTATCGCGGGGAGAAACTGGAATATCTTGCCCTGCAATAATTGCCTGCAACTCCAGAATTTGTTGCCGAGTAGCTTCAATTGCCATTGCCTCAACTTGGTCTTTTGGCAGAATGACTTCGTTTGCCGTTGTTTCTCCAAGCTTGCGAACCCAGTCCAATTTCATTAGGGCGTCCTGATTAATGTTTGGATTGCCAGTGTACCTTTGCACCATCAAATCGAGCACTTGGTTGTCCTGTGCTGTTGTATCTGGTAGCAATTCGCTTGCAGGAGAATATGCCATCAAAAGGATGTCTGCTGGCGGAATGTTTTTCTCCAGCATTTCAAAACAACAATTAATGGCGTCCTCGTCCAAATGCTCTGGAGTTTCAAACGGAATCAGAAATGGCGGCAACTCCATGCTTGATTTGTCAAACGCATCTACAACTTCACGCCGCGCCCAAATTGCATTCGGCTCAATTTGTCGGGCTAAATCAATTTTTCCTTTTAGGTCTGCTGCTGCCTTGAGGTGCTCTGGATGGCAGATGCCTCTTTGCATTCGTGCCACTCCAAGAGAAAACTGGCGAGAAAACCGCATTAGAATCCCTTGCCGCAATTGGTTCTCGATTGCCGCAACACGGTTGACCTCAGACGCAGTTTTTTTGCCTTGAGTTTCAACAGGCGCACCGGGCAAAAACGTCCCAACCTGTATCTCAGCCAACTGAGTAACAAATCGGTCAAGGCGCAAGAAATCCTCAACGTCTGCGGGGAGGCTTTGCGGAACCACATCGTAGCCCTCGGACACATACGCAACAGGATGATGAACCGTCAACGGATTCACGCCGGGCTTTGCAGTCGGGCCTTTCTTGAGCAACAGCAACCCTTTGATATACGAGTTGTCTACAACAAGGTTTCTCGCCTTATCCACGGCAACATGGGTGTTATACAAATCTCTCCCCGCACCTCGGCTTGACATCAAATTTCCCGATCCAATCTCGACTGAGAAGAGTGCCAGAGTCTCCGACATTTTATTGTACCGATCAATCTGAGTGCAGACTTCGTCGCCGGACTTGTCATCAAAGAGAAAGCGACTGATTTTTCCATGCGGTTCTTTAACAAGGATTTCGCCCAGTTCCACATATTTTGCATCATTCTCGTAAGACGCCCCATAACTGCCTTCACGTATCCAATCTTCGTACCTGCGTGCATCGTCGTCAGCGTCAAGAGTTCGTCCCGCAGGGGTTGCGTTATTGATTGCTCGGACGAGGTTGTTGATATGCCACCCCGCAAGAAGTGACACCTTTTCGTTTTCAAGAATTGGGAGAAGTTCAGAGATTTGATAGCGACGTTTGCGTGCCCAGATCGGAGTCGCATCCGAAACCTGTGGAGTCTCAATTGAGAAAAAAGTATAGTCTTGGCGCATGAACTCTGGTTTCCAGTCGCGCAAGTCGTCCCAGCACCAACCGCAGAATCCAAACGTAGTGTTTTCGTGAACTGTTTGCGCCACAAGATCGTCAAACCCATTCCATGAACGAATGCACTTTGTGATAGCCTCACGGAACGTCTTTGTTTTGTGCTCTGCATCAACAGAATCAATTGGAAATCGAGCAAACGTCAGGGTTGCCGCTTGTTCAATAACTTCGCGGAATGGTGGTTGAATCCGCGAAACCATAGTTGAAAGAAACCCAGTAGGGCGATTACTGCGCCAATTCTGACCCATAGATTCCAACTTTTTTGGTTGGTAGGGAGGTTCATTATTGAGTTTTTTTTGGATGAGTTGATTTTTTCGGTTCCTTTCGACGTTTTGTTGTTTTAGGCGACGATAAGCGGAGTGCGCTTGCTGCGAGTCTTTAAACGTGCGCCTGACTTGAAGTGTGTCTTTGTCAACCGTGTCCGTGCTTCCTGTCTCAGGATCACGTACATCAAGGTCTAAAATGCGCGGCTTTTCATGGTGGTCAGATACGCGGGGGGCTTTGTCGGCGTACTGATCGGTGATGATTGGATCAAGAGGTTTGATAAAGTTTGCCATACTTAGATGTTTACCCAACAGAACTCGGGTAGGTTGGTTGCTTTTTGCAGTATGGATCGATCTAAGAAAATTGCCGTTCGATTGTCGTGACGCATCAACGCGCATCCTCCTAACACTGCGCTTGATGCCGTGTCCCGAGCCTGCCTAACGCTCGCGCACAATCGGTCTGCGGCGGCGATGCAAGAACCGCATCCACCCCTCCAATTGACATTTTGAGGGCAGGCACGGCAAGTCTTTGCCCGCTCTTCCGCCAACTCATCAGTAACAAGTGGATGAGGTTCTTGAGATTGGATGATGTTTTTTGCCCACGTAGTAATGTCTGCCATTAATTCCCCAGTTGCCGTTGTTGGGTTGATTGAAGTGATAGCAACCATATCCACGCCATGACAGTACGCGGGCCAATTTGAACAGATATAGGAATTCACGTCACCCTCCACGTCCCCGAGCGGAAGATGATTTTCCGCTCGGTAGTCTTCGACTACTTTAAGCAGGTTTGGGTAACTGTACCCAATCAGCTTAATGTCTGACTGGTAGTAGTGCCACCCCCCGGGCGGAATTATTCCTAAAACTGGTTTTGGCATAAACTAAAGAACAAATTCGTGATGACACTTTGGGCAAATCGTTGTGTCACCGTCAGGTTTTTTGGGCTTTTCGTCGGGGATTTCGGGGATTTCGTCAGGAGACCCAATCATTTCGTCAAGTTCCTCCTTGGAAAAACCAAGCACACCAAGGTCAAAATTTTCATCTCTGAGCGCATCAATTTCGGCGGCGAGCACATCGTAGTTCCAGCCTGCCATTGTCGGCAGTTGATTGTCTGCAATCGTGTACGCCCTGACTTGAGCTTCACTCAAGTGTTCAATAATTATACACGGAATTTGTTTTCGACCTAACAACTTTGCTGCGTCCACCCTGCCGTGACCCGCAATGATGCGCCCAGAGGAATGAATTAAAACTGGGTTGGTAAATCCAAATTGAGCGATGCTTTCAGCAAGGGCAGCAATCTGGGCGGGTTCGTGCGTGCGTGCGTTGCCCTTGTATGGCAGCAGTTCCCGCACGTCTTTCATTACCACCTCAAGGCGTTGATCACTTGCCTTCATGTAACCTCCTGTGGGTTTCGCAGACGTAAATCCGTTGACCATTTTCCAACGTGATCTTCTTGCTCGTCAGCACATCGCACTTAACGTAATCGGCGTACCCAACCCCAAGCACACGCTCAACGTGCCCGCATTGGTGCAATTTTGCTGGTTTTGATGCCTTTGGTTCTTTTTTTTCTTTGTAGTCTTTCATCTTTCGTGTAATCAGACTTCAAATCGCGGGATGGAGAAGGGGCATCTCACCTGTCTCATAAGCAGGAGTCGCAAGTTCAAGTCTTGCTCCCGCAACCAAACGTCCTCGGACACCATCACATGATGGGCCGAGGTTTCCGTTCGCTTCATCCCTATCCCTACCGTTAGGGTTTAGTATGGACGTTAAGTAGCGCATATTTTTTAAAGTGCGTCAAGGGGGTCAGCGCAACTGGGGGTTAATTATCTGCCCCGCAGGGGAGGATTTTTTTTGGTCGGTGTTTAATGAGTTCAACAATTTGAACCGTATCTTTTGCATAACACTTCGCGCAGTCGCTAGTTTGTCCAAAATACGAGATCGACCTCTGGTTTACTCTAGTAAGTACCCCGCATTCCCTGCAAATCTTGCGGTGCGTTTGAATAAACGCCCGAGCCTGATCCCGCTTTAATTGTTTCAACCTGCGAGCAGGAACCTCTGGGCTTGCAATAGGCCCATACCAACAAATGGTTTCTGGCGGAAAATCTTCGTGAAAACGAACGTGCTGCTTAATGATGTCCGAGCTATCCATTCGGACAACGCAGCCCTGATGCATTTTAACGCTCGCTCCTTCGTAAGGATATTCAAGGATCGATATCCAGTATTCTCCCACAATTGAAGGAGCAGATTCAGACAACAGATTCCACTTTGGTGGCAACTTTTTATTCATAAATTAGGCCTTTGTTTCATGGAGGGGAAAATACAGAAAACCCTCGTCACGGGTTCTCCCCGCGCACCATACGGCAAATTAATCTTCTCGGGAAACAGGACGTTCTCTTCGTTGCCTGCTAGAACGCGGCTTGGCTTTTCTGCCATGAGAAACTTTACGCACCGTTGAACCGCTTGAATGTTTTGGACGAGCCACACTGTCATAATACGATAACCAAAGAAAATTAAGACTGACACCAAAATTTAGCACCATCTCTGTCCATGTAGGGGTCGAAAGTGTAAGAATATTTGACACACTACCACAAAGTGTCACACACGCAGCAATTTTGCAAATGGTTGCTGCAAATTTATTCGTGTAAATTGCACTGTCTGGCCGACCAAATACGCAAAGAGTTAAATGCGTTAGGCTTGCTGTAATTACAATATTAGCGATTACGTTTAGAAGTGTGATCGTTGTCATCTGGAAATAATTTACTGGAAATAGCCTCTACCGCACGTAACCCCGCAAACCCAAGCAAGAATGCCATAGCAAACCCATATTGCGGCGAGTCATCTAGCTTTGTGATTTTTAACAATAACGGAGTCACGTAATTAGCACTTGCCGCACCCCCAACAATTGAAATAACGGATCGACCCATATTTAACCCTGCCGTTTTGCTAGTGGTCAACAGAGCACCAAATAGCCCAGCAACTGCCAGTCCTACGTTAATGCCCTGTTCTTTAAGATCAAAGTCCATAACAAATCTTATTCACTAAAATCGACAAAGCCAACAGCAGAGTCCACTAACGATACCATTTCTTTTTCTGCTTTCTCGGGCTTTTGTTCACTCATAGTTGCGACATTGCCGCCCCTCTGGCGCATCAGATGCACCATCATGCTCAAAGAATCCAGTGCATCTGGACTCCCAAGTCTTGTCCTCTTGATATAGTCCTTCTTCGACTCGACCCGCACCAACCCCTTCCCCTTCTGCATATACCGTCTGCCAGTCGCCTGTTTGGTGAGTTCTTCGTTCCGAAACCCGGGGGATATTTTTAACCATTCAAATTCAAGGTATTTAGACAAGGCGAACAAAAGCTCGGTGACCAATCCATTATAAAGTTCATTCGCTTTCTGCGAGTCATCGCCCATAACTGGGGTGTCTGTCGCCGCCCAACTGTAGTTCAACCCCATGACTTCCTTGCCAAATGTCGAGCACAATACGTCGTGAATCCCAGCCCCATTCCCAGTTCTGTCAACGCACAACCAGTTTGGGCTAATCTTCATGGTCTTACAGAACTTAATAATTGCCTGCGCCTGTTCAAGGGTCGCGGCTTTTGGAAACGGAATCTGCGAGTCGAGTTGCAGCATCGTCCTTGGTGTCTTGAACGAGTGAAACTTACTAGACCGATCCGTCCAGCCATCACTTAACCCAAAGCGTCCATAAGAGCAGAGCACTTGGTCAACGCCTTCCAATGCCAAGTCAAACGAAGCGAGCGGAACAACTGGGCCAACAAAGCGAACAATCCCTTGCGCGTTGTCCATCATAGCGGGACTTATGATGCCCATGCTGATGCCCTCGTCTGGGAACCATCCACGCGCCATTGTGGACGCCTCTGCCGTGCGTCCCCGCGAAACGTAAGCCATGAACCCCTCGTAGGTTTGCAAGCCCGCAAAGACCACCTTCCTCTGGATCACGTTCTCGCAATCCGCCGCGTCGAGCCTGATGACCTGCCACCCATCCCTGCTTGTCCAGTCCTTGTCGGACTCCATGTCCACTGACCCCCACCCATAGCGGGGTTCGCACCGTTGCCCAAACTGACTCGTCCTGTCGCGAGGGTTGCTGGCGGCGAAGATTTTAATGCGCCCCGGGACACTGCTGTCCGCCGCCCACAAAATGTTCTGCACACCTGCCCACACACCGTCTGGCACCTCCTCCGCCTCGTCGAGTATTACGTGCGTCCGCGAAACCTTACCCCACCTCGCGTGCGCTGGGCCAAACCTCGGAGACGGATGAAACCCCCGCAGAGTCCCATGCCCGTGCTCTCCTTTGGGAATTGCCACCAAATGAATGCCTTGTTTGGAGTCGCTCGTCGTCTGGATGCTGGTCGCCAAGTCGTCTGGTACTGACGAGATAGGCTTAACCAATGCCGTCCTGTGGAACGTCTTGATCGATGCAAAAATGTTCCGCTCGGCGTGATCGCGGGTCAGGCTGACCACCTTGACACACGTCCAGTCGGGGTCGCGATACCAGTCCAAGTAAAACCATGCCGCCGCGCCATAGGACTTACCCATGCTGCCCGCGCCCTGCACCAGCAGTTTGTCTGTGGTCATCAGTCCGCCCCACACCCGCAGACAAGACTCGGGACGCCAGTCAAAAGCCCCCGGACCCCAGAGCAGAATCGCCGCCGCCTCAAACAAGTCTGCCTCAAGCAGGTGCTGGACGTACTCCCTGATGATGCGTTCCGCCAGTGCGTTGGTCATGTCCAGCCTGCCCTGATGCCGCAGTGCCGCCTGCGCTATGTAGGCGGCACACCGCACCAGTCCACGTTCCTCACTGCTGTCCGCCAGTGCCCGCGCCTCTGTCGCCAGTGCTATGGATCGCGCCACTGGGCCTGATGGATGGTTGCTACTCATTGCCAAGGGTCTGCCAGTCGCCACAGGTACGCAAGCGCACCTAACGACACCATGCCGTACAGGACGCCAATGAAGTCGCCTGCGTGGATGTCTACGTGGACGATCATAGACTCATTCCAAACACCAGTGTCCCACTGATGAGGTTGTAGTTTATCCCTCGGACAATGATGGTGCTGGTAGCCGCAACGCCGCTCGGCAATGGCCCCGGGGCAGGGAATGCCCCCACACCAGTCAGGTCAAGCACTCCATTTACTGATGTGCTGATCACCGTGCCGTTCCATTCAAGCGTGATCGTTCCAATGTTGACTGTGGCAGAGTTGGGCGCAGTGCTCTGGCAGATCAGCTTAGGCGTGACTGCTGCTCCAGTAGAGTTGTAGATACAAGCCGACAGACTGAACACGCCTTCTAGAACCCCGCCAGAGTAAGCAGGATTGAGCGTAAGGTAGGGATCACCATACGAAAACTGCCAGATTAATGCCGACCCCGTTTTGGTCTTGGTCGCATTTGCGGCAAACGTATTCAGCCCCGTCACTGGAATCGACTGTCCATCTGGGGTACAAAGGTTGTTAGCCCAAAATGGGTTTAAGGGTTGAACAGGCGGCACAGGGACGAGGCCCGCTTGCCCTGTGGCGTAGCCGTATGGGAACACCTGTGGGCCTGCGACGTTGGGGAAGTTCCGCAGTCGAACCTTCTTGCCGACCAGCAAAGGCCCAGCAGTTGCGCCCCTGACGATGAACTCAGAGAAGGTGCGCGTGTTGCGGACGTTCTCCAGTTTGAGCACTGGGTTGGTTCCCACGGTGTATACCGTGCCCACGGTGTAAAAGGAGGCACTCATGGGTTAGGGACGAACGATAACCATGCCATACCTCCGACCCAGAGGGGACACGTACTTCCCTGTGATATCCCTGCGAACACGCAGGCGCAGTGTCGTGCCGAGCAGTACTCCGGGGTTAGCGGTTGCCCCACTGCCTGTGGGTTGCCGTTGCTTGAAGACCACAAAGGTCTTGGTAACCGCGCAACACAACCAAGTGAGGTCGGGTTCTGCTGCTGCTTCGTTGTCGGTCTGCACATCGTAGGGTCTGAGACCATAGGGAGTGACTGAGTTCGCGTAGACGTTTCCTTTTACAAATTCGGTAGCCATAGTGTGTGTAGGTTAATGTAAGTGACTGCAAATCAACAATTTCAATTCTATATGACACTGATTGTATTGTGTTATTGGGTAA